ATGGTACTACATCTACGACTGCTACCACCAACAAGTATGCTTTTGTCAATAAGGCAGAAGTAACTGCTGCTGGTAGTGAGCTTGATGCAGCTGGCGTAATTACTATCCAGAGTACCGCTGGTACTTTAGGTAAAATTGATGCTGCGCAGTGGAGAATGCAGAACTGTGTATGGCAGGTTCCAGCTGGACATACTGGTTATGTTCATGGATTCTGGTATTATGTTCTTCCTCTTGCTGCTCCAGTTGGTCAGTGTGTTTTCCGTCTTGCTGTTCATCACTATGGAGTAATGGGTGACGTTAGTTCTAACATCCAGTACACAAACATTTGTGAAGTAACAGTTGATGAAGGCGATACAGGCGTAGCTGTAGATGCAGCTAGAGGAGGATATGGTATAGGGTATTTTCAATTCCCTGGTAACGTACCTATCGTGATTCCTGGTAAAGATATTGTTACACTACAGGCTAAAGCAATGAGTACTGCTGTAGCTGTTAGTGGTGGATTCAATATTATGATCCAAGGCACAGGTGCAGGTACTGTGACAACGGATAGCTAAAGGATATAAGGGGTGCTATCATAGACCCCTTCCTTAATAATAATTTATAAGGAGGAGATAACCGATGGTTGACACGTCTAGAACAGTCAGCGACCTAACGAGTAACCTGTTCCAAGACAGTCAGGCAGCAGGATCAATTACTCCACAAGATGTACGAGACTTAGTTGAGTCTACTCAAGGTAAACAAGGTAGTATCTATATAAGTACCGCTGCTGCTACTACTATTGCAGGACAAGCTAATGTAACTGCTTCCAGTCTTACCAATATGGTAGCTATTGAAACAGCCGCTACATTCACACTCAGTACTAGCCCTACGGCTAATGAGTTTGATATGAATACTGATGGGCAACTCAGGTATACAGGGACACCTACGATTAATGTGTTCTTTGTAGCAAGCTTTGGTCTTGAAATAGTATCATCTGGTACAAGCAAAGAGTTTGTTATGGCTGTTACCAAGGGTGGAACTATAATTACTGGTGCTAAGATGGTAGGATTTTCACCAGCCACTACAGTTAACTCTGTACCTATATCAGTATCTGGTTTTGCCTCAATGGCAACCAATGATTATCTTAATGTCTTTATTGGCAATGTAGATGATACTAATAATATTACTGCCCGTATGGGGCAACTAACTGCATTTGGATTGATGACTTAATAAAATGGGATTCATGGTACTAACACCTGTTGATGAACTACAAGCAGTTAACATTCTTCTTGCAGCTATAGGTGAAGCTGCTGTATCTAGTCTAACAGAAGCTACTACTGTAGAAGTAACACAAGCTAAAACACTTCTATCTAATACCAATAGATCAATACAACAGAAGGGTTGGCACTTTAATACAGAGTGGGATGTAGTATACACCAGGGATAGTGATAATAATATTCCTATTGGTACTAACATCTTGTCAGCTTACCAGTTTAATACTCTAATGACCATACGTGGTAAAGGTGATGGTACAGGTAATCTATTCTTTTATGATCTAAAAGATAATACTTTTGTATGGACTGGAAGTCTTAACAAGGTTATACAGATTAGTCTGATTGACTTTATAGATACACCACAGACCTTCAGACAATATGTAACCATAAGAGCAGCTAGAATATTTCAAGAAGAAACTATAGGACAGAACTCAGCTGAAATAATCAATAGCAAGGAGGAAGCTGAAGCTTATGCTGATCTACTTGATGATGATGCTAATGTAGCAGGTCTTAATGTAGGTTGGAATGATAACAATATGTTTAGGATCACCAAGCTAAACAGAAACTTTAGGTAGATAATGAATGCCTCTAATAACTGAGCAGATTAGCAACTTAATTAATGGGGTGTCACAACAGCCTCCTAGTTTAAGACTAGCTTCTCAGTGTGAAGAACAAGAGAACGGACTCTCTACTATAGCTGAAGGTGTCAAGAAGAGACCTCCTTTAGAACATGTAACCAAGATAAATAATAAAACCGATACAGATGCTAAAGTTCATTTTATCAATAGGGACCCTGATGAAAGATATGTGGTCACTATTTCTAGTGCTCAGTTTGACGCTGATTTCGATGATTCTTTCACTAGGGCAGAGCTTGAAGTTACCCATCTATTTAATGATATTGATCCTTGGGACCCTTCTTTTGATGCCCGTTTTGGTTCTGTATTTAATACCCGTTCTGTAGCAGATAGCTCCAACTCATATCTTCAAACCAAGGATGCTAGAGATAACCTAAGATTATTTACTGTAGCTGACTTCACGTTTATCCTTAATAAAGGCACTACGACTGCTAAGAGTGGCACTCTAGGAGCTACAAGAAACCCTGAGGGCATTGTATTTATAAAGCAAGCTTCCAGCGGTACTACATTTAAAGTTTTCTTAAATGGGACCTCAGTGGGTACTATCACAGCTTCTGCTAATTCTGATACTTTGGTTACTAATGTAGCTACTGCTATGGATACTGTATCGGGGTTTACAATCACTAAATTTGGTAGTTCTAATGTACATGTCACAAGAGGTGATGGAGCGGATTTTACACTCCACGCTGAGGCTCCTGAAGCCAATATGGTCGCTATCAAGGATAGCACCGAGTCCTTTACTGATCTCCCTGCTAGAACTAAAGACGGTTTTACTATTAAGATCACAGGAGATCCAGGCAGTGCAACAGATGACTACTGGATACAACACTTCAACCAGTCAGATGAAGACATAGGGGAGTGGATAGAGACAGTAGAACCTGGGTTAGCTAATAGTATAGATGCTAGTACTATGCCTATTCAATTGGTACGTGGTGCTGCTGATCCTTGGCCTGAAGACTTTTCAGTTGATTTTGGTAATAATGATTTTACTATCTCTCAGATAGATTGGGTAGATAGACTGATTGGTGATATAGTCACTGCACCTGATCCTACTTTTATAGACCAGAAGATAAACGATATGTTCTTCCATAAGAACAGACTTGGTTTTCTAGCTGGTGAGAACATTATACTGTCAGAACTTGGAGAAGCCTTTAACTACTATTCTACTACTGCTACTGATTTACTTGATACAGATGTAGTAGATCTTGCAGCACCTACTAACAACGTAAGTATTCTTTATAATGCTGTACCTTTCAATGAAAATTTACTAATATTCAGTGACTTCGCTCAGTTTAAACTATCTGAGTTTGCAGCAGGGGGTTTAACTCCTACCAATGCCAAGCTCTCCTTAGTAACTGAGTATGAACATGACAAGCTGGTACAGCCTGTAGTAAACGGAAGAAAGGTTTACTTCTCCGATGAGAATGATGGCTTCTCGGTTCTTAGGGAGTTCGGCATAGTACAAGATCTCCAAGAAGAGACAGCTGAGAATGTAACCTCACATATACCCAGTTATATACAAGGTAAAGGCTTTGAGATCATCAAGCATGATGAGTTTCTCTTTGTCTTGTCAGATCAGAACCTGAATGAAGTCTTTGTATATAAGTTCCTCTTCCAAGAGGGACAGAAGAGACTCAGTTCATGGTCTAAGTGGGTATTCAAGGATGAAGAGAAGATCATAGGGATGACTGTGATTGACTTCATAGCTTACTTTGTTATAGTACGTCCTGATGGTACTTATCTCGACAAGATGTCCCTACAGGATAAGAATCTAGTAGGGCTCATTGAGAGTCCTACACAGCTTTCCTTTAAAATACATCTTGATAGACTCTTTGAACAGAAGGGTACATTCTGGCCTGAGAACAATGAGACATGGTGGACCCTTCCTTATCCTGATGACTTTGGAAGTACCTTTAGAGTAGTACTGGGTCCTGGTTGGATAGGCCGTGAAGGCGCACAAGTAAGTGGCCTTACTCAAGATGGTTTAAATCTTAAAGCTACTGGGGATTTCTCTACTTTTAGTGCTTTCATAGGTAAAGAGTATAGGTTTAGATATGAATTTACACAACCTACTATCAAAACTGAAGTACAGGGAAGACTTAGTTCTCTTGCTGGTGGTATCCTTAAGATCAAGAAGTTCTCTGTAAATTACTTTAAGACAGGGTACTTCGAGATGAAGATAACTGCTCCTGGTAGGACTGCGTTTAGTCATATCTTTACTGGTAGAATACTAGGGTCAATACTCAATGTAATTGGTACTATACCTTTTGAAACTGGTACGTTCAAGAAGCTTATCTTGGCTGATGCTGAGAGACTTAAAATAGAAATTATTAGTGATAAGTATCTCCCCATTGCACTTACTGGGGCAGACTGGGAAGGAAACTATGTTGTTAGAACTGTTAGTAGACGTTAAAAGTAAAGTTAAGAAGAAGAAAAAGAAGAAAAAGCCTAGAGGATACTAATCTGTGAAACCGTATCATAGGAAGTCTATACTTCATGATGTATGTGAGTTGGCTCCTAATCTAGCATTTGCAGATAAACGTGAAGTAGAAACATTAGGTCATACATCGGAGCAGTCCTTACTTGCAGGATACTTATATAGTACTTACTGTAGGTCTATAATAGATGCACATGGTCATGTTGTGGCTATGTATGGTATTACACCTCTATCTGAGGTAATGGGACAGGTGTGGATGCTGGGTTCAGAAAAATTAAAGAAGGTTAGTAGACCTTTCCTTAGACAGAACAGAGATGAGATAAAGATAATGCATGTACTATATCCTCACCTCTGTAACATTATTGATAGCCGAAATGAAGCACACCTCAGGTGGATTGACTGGTGTGGCTTTCATATACTAGGAGAGAGGATTATAAATAACGTGAAGTTCTACGAATTCTGTAGGTTAGCTTAGGGTGGGATTATCTACTTTAGGCTATTTTGCTGCAGCTCAGTTTGGATTGGGTCTTTTTAAAAATAACTATATTTATCAAAAGGCTAATCGAGATGCTGCACTCGATTTACGAAATAGACAAAATCAAGCAGCTATCAACACTGCACAATTAGAAGTAGCTGAACTTAACTATATCAAACAAGAGAGTAGAATAAAAAAGGTCGATGTTACTAATCTTAATCTGATAAGGAGAGCAGCTCGTAGTCAAGCAGCAACAC